CTGAGGTTTTTGCACGCGACTCTGAGAGGCAGGGGAAGCGTGGCCCTACGGGGTTCACATTTCTGCTGGGGGACTCCCCCACAACCCCCCTTGACTGGGGTCCCTCCGGGGAAAAAGTCGACACAGCTCTGCAGGAGCCCTTGGGGGTTTCTGGGGAGTCAGTTCCGCTGCCCGATGGTGGGGGCGGGACGGTCGCGGGGTTCAAAACCCGCGGTCCGTGCTCTGAAAGGAAGAGTAAATGTCTGGAAAGAAATCTCCGGAAGCAAGCCAAGGATCCAAATCCGAAGCGGGCTGCCTGGATTGCTCGAGTAATGGCTACTATTCTTCTCTTCTGCCTGGCTGATTTTACCTGCGCAAGTGGGCTTCCTGAGAATTCCTTCGCTACCGCGTCTGGAACTATCGGGATGATCAGCTGGGAACACAAGGCTGTCCGCAAGGGCCCGAATTTTACAAATGGGGTCCGGCTCACAGCGCGTTATGACGAGCCAAAAGGTCAAACTGACCCTCAAACGACAGTAGAGGAGCCAGTTGAGCATACTTTCACTCAGAAGGTTGCTTTAAGCCTTAAGCCGGTCGCTGACCGCATTCTAGACTTGTTCTGGACTATGGTCTCTTGTGTTGCCAATTTTCCTTACCAGTTTTTGGCCTTGGTGTCTTGCTTAATCAGCTCGATCCAGGTTGATGTTGCTGTGTACACTTTTCTCTTCCTTGCGTGGGGCGTGGCACTCTACTGTTTTTTCAGTGCGTTGTTTGTCCTCGCTCAGTCGTTTAAGAATATTAGCGACTTTGTTGAGAAAGCTTGGTTCAATGGAAGCTATTTTCTTTTCAGTGTGCCTTTTTCCGTGTGGAATTTTTTCGCATGGAGGAGGTTTACCGTTAAGATGCCTAGCTACAAAACCGACGTGTCTGCAGTGGTAGACGGTAATAAGGTCACTTTGCTTGTGGCTGGAAAACCCGTTAAGACTATTGTCTTGGACGAAAGTCCGGTCAAGGAAATGGCCTTTGCTTCGAGCAAGCCAGCCCCTGTTTACAACAAGAGCGATTCTAGACTTCGGTCGGGTGTTTGCTTTTATCGCAAGAATGGAGGAGCCTACGACTATTTAGGAGGAGGCACTTACACAATTGTCAGGGGTAAGCTAGACGGCGAGAGCCGCAGTCTCATTTTAGGCTGCTCTCACGTCGCGGATCTTGCGACTCATTTTAGTACAGCGAATTCGCACGGTACTCCTCAACAGAAGTTTGCAGCTTTGCCTGAGCCTTTAATTAGGACTGGCTACGCCAAGAACGATACTGACTTAGCTATTTATCACATCTCAGCTTCCGACGTGTCTAAAGCCTCTGCCCTGATGCTTCCTAGCCTCTCGCCAGCCAAGTGCTGCGATGTTGGGGACACGGTTATCACCAATGGGGATGAGATGTTTGCGTGTGGATACGGCAATCCTGTAACGAAGGAAGGCGGCTTCTGGAGGTCTAATGGGCCCCCGGTCGACTCACCAGTCGAAAACCCCTTCATGGCCGGACATAAGTGCAGCACTACCGAAGGGTGGAGCGGCACTGGTCTGTTCATTTCGCGCGGAGGGACTTGGTTCCTCGCCGGAATTCACACGGGGTCGCTTGGCGACACTAATACCTTCATCCTCGTCGAAGAGGTCATTGATTACTTGCAGGACATTTGGGCTGAAAAAGCTCGCTTGGATTTTGCGACGAAAAGGACTTACGAATCGCCAACCCAGAAAGGCCGCAAATACGGCAATGACGGGCGGCAGGGAGCCGAAGCCAGAAATACCAGGTCAGATCGAGCCATGTTCATAGCAGGCACGTCGTCGTATGGGAAACACGGTAACGGGAAGGAAAGCACCATCAATGCCGAGCCTAACCAGCTCTTGTCTGAGAAATCAGAGACCGCAGTAGACACCGTCAAGGATGTCCCAGTGCTCGTCTCCGCTCCTATTACTCCTAGCGAGAAAAAGAGCGAGCTTGCAAGTGGCATCACGGTAGCCCCTGTTACTATCTCCGCCCCTATTACTCCTAGCGAGAAAAAGGGCGAGTTTGTGACCCTGGCCACCGTCTCTCCCGATAGAATCGTGGAGAGCGTCAACTATTCCGCGGCGCTTAAGCAGCGTGAGCTGTTGGAGCGTCTTAAAGCCGAAAGTGAAACTAAGTTCGAAGCCTTTAAAGCTAAGTACAAAGACACGCAACCGGTTTTAGAGGGTTTTCAGAGCCCTCCGGTAAGACCGACGGGGGGCCCATTAACGGCAGCTACTTCCACAGGAAAGCAAACTATCAGTTCGTCGAACACGAAACAGTCGAAGGCCGAAACTATATCATCGGAGGAAATTGCGCAAGCAAGTTCTCCGGTCGAGGAGATTCAGCCCCAGACAGCGCCGTCGTCGAGCTCTTCGACAGCATGTTCCCAGGAGTCTCAGAAAAGTTCATCTTGCCCGATCTTGGAGAACAAAGCTTGTTGCAGTCAGTCAGCGACTACCACGACACAGCCAAAACTCCCGGAATCAGGATGGACGGAGGCGAAGTCAAAGAATGCTCAGAAAAGATCGCAGATCTGTACGAAGCTGGGGGAGTCAATTGGACTTTCCCCTTCACAACTAGAGATGCTTTCGACCAAGAGTTTGAAGTTGCTTTCGCAGAAGCTGAAGCCGGCATCAAGCCAACCAGCGGCCCAGGATATCCCTACCGGCTCTACGGAGACCAAAACAGGACAGTCCTCGAAGACCACCGGGAAGAAATCAAAAAGCTCACAAAAGAGCGAACCGAAAGAATCATCTTCGGCAACGACGACTTCCACGAGTGCTCAGAAAAGCCAATAAGCTGGCTTTTGTTGGGGCTGCGTGACCCCGACAGGCTGTTTCCCAAGAATCAAGCCAACCCTAAGCGTAAGCCATTGCCCCGCGTTATTGCAGGCGCGTCGTTGGTGGACCAACTTGTTACCCGGATCTTCTTTGAGGATTTCGCAGAGCAGGAAGGCGCCGCCTACCCTTTCCTTCCCACAAAGAAGGGAATCGGTTTTTCTGACGAGCATGCACATAAGATAGGCGTGCAGTTTGATGTCTTTAACGAGGCATTCGAACGCCCGCCCGTCGCGTCAGACGTAGCAGGCTGGGAGAAGAATTTTTCTGAACCCGTGGCTGAGCTTACTCGCATCCCCATGGCGAGGACCATGAAAAGCGGCGATAAAAAGCTGTTCAACAGGGCCTTTGATTGGTGGAAGCTCTCGCTTTTGACAAACGTTGCCATAACTGACGGTGGCAAGTTGTTGATTTTCCTAGATAAGAAGGTTCAGCGCTCCGGCAACCTCCTCACCACCACCTCTAACGGGATTGGCAGGAAGGGAGTGGCTTTTTGCGTCGGCTCCGTGGCTAACACCGCAGGGGACGACTGCCACGAGTGGACTCGTCTTTGTAAAGAGCAATTGATTGCGGCTTACGCTGCGATTGGTGTTCCGGTCAGAGACGTGGAACAGATGTCCAAGGAAAGACTTATCTTTTGCTCACATTCTTTTGAAAAGGATGTCGACGGCCAATGGAAATGCTGGTTGAGCGAGTGGGAACGGATGCTCTTTGAGGCGTCTCGGTCCAAGCTCATCGACAGCGGCACCGACCTTAATTGGTTGAAGGAGGTTCAACACCATCCTGATCGTGTGCTTGCGCAGCGTTTCGTTGATTTTGTAAGCGGCAGGAGATTATTGCTCGGAGCCGTGGCCGGGCATGACGAAGTCAGCGAACAGGGGAGTAGCCACCCCTAAAACAAAGGCTACATTGGTTATGCTCGAGCCAGTCAAGACCGGCGGGAAGAAGAAAAAGCGTAGCAAGCCGAAGAAGATCTCGATGGGTAATCCCATTTCGACGAACTTCCAGGCGGGCAATCGCAACCCTTCGACCCAGACGGACAGGACGGGGACGATCGTCACTCACTCAGAAACTTACGGCATCAATGTCACGGGGACCTCCTCGTTTGGCGTTTTTAGTCAATGGGCTGTTCAGCCCGGTATCTCAATCTACTCTAACGGTTCTCCGCTGGGGCAGTGGCTGCCGCAAATTGGAAACAATTTCGACAACTACGAGATAAAGCATCTGAAGTTTGTTTATCGGTCCTCCTGTTCTACCTTGGAACCTGGACTTGTCGCATTTGGCTACGAACCGAACCCGGTTGGCTCTGTGCCCGGGAGTTTGCAGGAACTCAGAAATATGAAGTCTGTCATGGGCACTGTCCATAAAGACCTAACTTTCGATGTTTCCAATCTCGCCCGAGGCGCTCGCCTCACTAGGAAGGGAGCTGTAGTCGGTTATCCGAGTTACGATGCAGGTAAGGTATTCTTTGCGACCAACGGTTGCACTGAACTCGCCAAGCTTGGTTTCATCGAGGTGTACTATACTGTGAGGTTTTTCAATCCCCAGTCTTCATCGTCTACAACTGTGCCGAACATTACGTACGACCCAGTTCAACCCGTGTGGAGAGTCGCCTACTCGCCGACTTCCGCTGGCAGCGCCGAGAATTGTGCAGTGAACTGCTTCAATCCTTGGAATGCTACGCTGGCAACAGTTGACCCAGATCAGGGGGCTGCTCTCTTTCAGAGAGTAAACGTCAGCATCCCGGCTCTCAGCCTTACTTACGGAGGGAATGTCTTCCAGCACACAGCTAATACTCTAACGACTATGAAATGTTTGCTCGGAGGGCGTTATCGTCTCAGAGCGGCTCTTAATGGTAATTTTGAAGACCTTAAGATGTTTGCGATGGCACCTTTTCGAAAGCTTGCGGCCAGCTCGGCATTCACCCTTGCTACAACCCTAATTAGCGACAGCACCTTTGGAGGCACTCTTGCTGAGATGACAGTTTTACCCGTCTCTCACAGAGGTTACACCGGAGTGGCTACTTTGGACCCCAACCCCGGCACCGATCTTGAGTGCAGGGGCCAGTGGGATATTACCATTGACGTCGGCGACTATTTGATGATGGGCCTTGGAGTGCGCACATATAACAGTGTGTCCACCACTACGGCCAACTTCAATTATGTTACTGGCTCTGGGTTCTCTTCCATCGAGCTCGCTTATCTTGGGCCAGCATCGTAGACTCCTCTCGCACACCGGAGGAGTTTATTAAAATTCTAGGTGTGCAAATAGTCGGCGAAAGCCGCAGCCCCCCGGGCCCACACGCGTTGAGCGTGGGGTGTGGGGGCTAGAGGCGGGCAGCGAAAGCTGTCCGCCCCAGGGGTCCCAAAGTGCGACGATGAAGCCACCCTCACCGGTCAAAGACGTGGAAGGAAAACCAAATAACCTGGGTAAGCAGCTACCACCATCAGCGCCGCGGAAGAACAATCCGCGTTATCAACAGACCGGTTCGGGCGCTGCTGCAAAAACAGAAGGCAAATTTAAAAATAAAATAAGCCGCGCCCGGGCT